TCACCCTTGGTGAAATTCCGTGTCCGGCTTCCGGGCTTTGTGTACAGTGATATTCGCTCTCAAAACCTCAAAAACATCCTCGTCTTTGAAGATTCTGGTCTCTGCCACCCCGGTCCTGGCTCCCAGAGATATGGTCGCGGGGATCTTGTAGCTGACGATGTTGTCGATGATCGTATTCTCCACGTATCGCTGCTCGGTGCCGAAGGCCACCCAGGTCTGGACGTCATACCCGGTAAAGTCGAACGCCTCTCCTGTGGTGGGGTCCTTGCACGTGATGTTCATATAGCGGGTCGTGGCTTCCCGCATCTCAATGGACAGTTCTGCCAACAAGCCAAACCACCTCCGTCCTAGTGATAATGTCGCACGTCCCATGCGTGGATTCTATAACCTCCACACATGGGCTGTCGGATGTTCTGATTCCGGCGTCTGCGTCTGTTTTGGCCTTCACCGAAACGGCCGGGGAGCTGGCGGTGACGACCTCGACCTCCGCCTGGCTGGTAAACTCAGGCGGGGTCCCGTGCCAGAGTGTCAGGTAAAACCATGCTTGTCCCATGACCCGCCTCCTCACTCTGACCACACGCCGCCGGTGGACTGGCCGTAGACCGTGATGGTGTACTCGCCGTCCCCCTGGGTCAGCTCTTCGTCGTCCACCGTCACCGTCCCGGTTGCCCCGGCCGCCAGCGGGCCGCCGCTCTCCACCAAAAGTCCTACGCCGCGAGCCGGAGTGGTCCCGGCTTTGGTCGCTCTGGCCTCCCACTGTGCAAGCGCCAGGTCCGAGGAAAACGTGCAGACGCACTGGTCAAAGCCGCTTTCGTCGCTGATGATCGTGCGGGATGGCGTATTGACTGTGATGACCGGGGGATTGCCTCCGCCGCCGCTGGGAGCCACCACGATGGTGTGGTCCTCTGCCACGGCTGCGATCGTGTAAACGTACCCGTCCACCTCATACTCCACGGTCCAGGTGATGCCCGCGATCCGCCCGCCGTAGTACCCCAAGGTGAAGTGGAACTTTGCGTTCTGGAGCTCCTGCCGGGTCCAGCTGCCCGGGTTGGACAGCGTGACGATGGAGTAGCTGGTGGATGTCAGGTCCTGGGCCGCCCCCTTGAGGGTGGAGCCAGAGTAGACAGCGATGCGGCATACATGGGTGCTGTCCACGGTGGCGTTCTCCCGGGCCGCGTAGCACTTGACCGACACGCTCTTGATCGTCGCCCCGGCCGGGATGTCGCTGAAATCGAAGCTGTAGATCGCGTCGCCGGTGGTGGTGTTGCCGCTGGCGTTGCCCTTGACGTAGGTGTTGGTCGAGGTCTCCGTCCCCGGGTCCTCTGCGGTATACCCGATGGCATACTCCAGATACGAGGTCGTGGAGCTGCTGCTGGAGATGTAAAAAGCCCCTCCGCTGTCGCTGAACTCCGTGTCCAGGTCTCCATTGGCCACCTGCGTGACGGTATCGCTCAGCCCCTGCACGAATTGACTTGTAACATCCACACCGTTGTCCGTCACGGTCAGCCCCGTCAGGGTGTCTGCGGTGATGGTCACATCGTCCCCGGGCAGAGGCTCTGTGTCGCTGGCTGTCACCGTTGCGCTGGTGCTGTTGCTGATGGTCACGTCGTAGGTCGTGACGGTCACGCTGTACGTTATTTCAAGGTCTGCGCCGTAGAGGTAGATGTACTTCGTCTGCGTGGACGATGAGCCTGTCCCGCCGATTCTCAGCCGCAGATTGTTCAGATCCGCCCTTGTCCAACCTGTTCCGGGGGAAAGCGTAACCGTGTTCGATGTGGAGGTTGAGGCAAACGTTACATTTGACCCCTTTGCCGTTGTCCCCGCATAAAGCTGACAGACGGTATTCGTTACACGGTTGGTACTGCTGACCCGGACCGTGACTTTGCCGCTGATTCCAGTAATCGTTGCGCCTGCGGGAATTTCCGAAGTGTCAAACGTCAGGTAGAAATACCCCGTCGTGCTGGTGTTGACGGTGATGCGGCAATAATTCGATGTGTTGCCAGACGCTTTGTATGCGTTGGAAATCGCATAGCTTCCAGACGTTGGAATCGTAACGTTAGATTCGCCCGTATAGCCGGAGGGGACGAGGGTGACAGTGCCCGTAATCGTTTTGGTCCCCATGCGCTCCCCTCCTTATCAGGCCGACCACAGATCGTTTGCGCTGGCCTGACCGAAAACTTTGATGATATACGTCCCATCCGCGCCGCCGGCGGCAGACGACAAGTCGGAGCCGTTGATCTTGCACTCCTTGGACGTGTCGGCAGCCAGGGTGGTGCCGGTCATGTTGGTGGACCCGGCAGCGGTCGGAATCTGCGTCCCGGCGTCCTGAGCCGATGCGTTGCTGGGCACCAATTTCACCTTCCAGGCTTTCAGCGCCATGTCGCTCTGGAAGCTGAACGTCGCCACATTCTTCCCGGACTGTTCCGAAATGATGGCCACATCCGGCCCCGTGATCGTGATGGTCGGGATGGCGGTGGACAGCGTGATGGTCGCAGAGGACGCGGCGGATTCGTTGTAGACGCTGTCCCTGACCTTGATATAGACCGTCTTGGACCCGTCGCCGCCGGTAAGCGTGACCGCCTTCGTGCCGGAGAACGTCTCCCAGCTGGCCGCAGATTCAGTGGAAACTCCATTGATGCCCCAGATTTTCATGGCAGCGGCATCTTCAGCCGCAATCGTCAGTGTCACGTTCTGCGACGTGGTGACCGATGCCCCGGCGTTGATGGTGAATGCGCTTATGGTCGGCGCCAGGGTGTCCAGGGTTAAGCTAAAATAACTGGCCATTGTGATCCCTTTTTTCTTCGGTTATTCCGTAGGTGTATAAACGGCCCACCCCTGCGGGTAGACATCCGGCGCCCACACATTGCCGTCGATGGTGGAAATATACAAGGTGCCCTTGTAGTCCACGATGTCCCCGGTGTTGTACGCGTCGGCTGCACCTGTGGGCTGGGACCATTCCGGGTAGCCCTGCTCGTCGATGCCCACTGCCTTAAATAACGCAGGAACCAGGTCCGGGGTCCAGTCTGCCTGGCTGGTGTGGGCCTGAATGCAGCGGTACAGCTGGGGATCGCCCACGCTGTTGGTGCCGTAGGTCAGGTACTCATCCACCTTGTAGGCGTGTCCCACCGTCCACGGATCATACACGGTGGCCACCTCCATGGCCTCTTCCTCGGTCAGCGCGGCGGCGAGCAGCTGGAGGGCCTTTCTGATCTGCTCCGCTCTCTGCTTCTTATTCATCCTCGGCCACCTCCTCGACGTCGGGTTCCGCCTCAACGACAGGATCCTCTTCTTCGTCAGGTTTCTCCTCGGCTTCATCGGTCACGCCCAGCATGATGTTGAGGAGTTCCTCCGCCGTAGGCCCGGTCTCAGGCGGCGTAGGGTGGTCGGTAATCTCTCCCGTCTCGATGTTGCGGTAAACATGGCGACCACCAACCACAGTCTCCACATACCCCGGGACTCTCGGGAGTTCTACTGTCTGTACCATGGTATCACTCCTTTATTTTGACAAAGACGTTGCTGATGCCGTCAAGCCGGCCATAATAGTCCCGGCTATTATGCAAGTAACCGTACATCGCATCGACGTGGGGCAGTACATAGCCGGAACAATGATGCCCGTATTGGTAATTGTTACCATATTCTCTATACCCGTATGGTATTGCCGATACGACACCGTTAAACGTTCCGATAACAAACTTTAGGTTCCAAGTATAAGCCAAACTAGTCCACGGCAGTACACTAGACTGACCATTGAAAATTGTCGTAACCAACGAAAACGTCCATGTCGAACTGTTCCAAACTAAATCACCCATACCTATATCACACATACAGCGCAGTGTGTTGTTCGGTCCGCTGGTAACCCCCAAAATCAAACCTAGAGGGCACACTAACTTTGACGCACTAGTATAATCCGATGGCGAGCCAAAACTTTTCAAGAATGTCGAAGCGCCCCAGTATTGAGACGAAGCATCCCAATTCAGGACCACAGACCACGGCAAATATAAGACATAACTTGTATACGAACTGCTCGACCCATATACCCAGAACATAACAGCACCGTTATCAACAACTACACATTCTTGGCTTGTTCTTGTAATGTATGTGTTATATACCGAATTGCCAGAATACTTGAGCAAAGTCCATGTGTCACCATCTACCAACCCGGTACTAAACAATCGTGTACAATCCAGTTTTGAAATCCCCATATACGCCGAAGATTCGCCATTCCCAGAACACAACAACGAATAATTTGAATTTGGTATCTTGACAATAGTCCGAACGTTGTGCGCATACACGCCGTTTGTAAGAAGGGAACGCTGTTGTCCGTCCGGGTTAATATTCCCCAGCGTTGAACCTGTTCCATACGCCGCCCGTCCGGTCACTCTTGCCGTTGTGCCGGAAACCGAAATCGCTAGATATATATTCCTTGAGGATGTGCCAATGAACAGCATGACACCCTCTGTTCCAGATGTGTCGATTTCAGTCTCATATGCGCAAAAAAGCCAATCGCTTGTTGCTATACTGCTAATCGTGGCAACGTACTTATACTGATTTGTAATATCGACGCTTTGCGTCCCGTTGTAATATATCAGCTTGTCATACACGGTCGATTGCGACGAAGATGTTGTTGATGTTGAAATGAAATGATATGGCATCAGCCAGATTGGAACGCCTTTGTGGCAGACAAACGCCGTACACAGGGTTTCGTGCAGTGTTCGTCTGGCATTGTTGATTGTATTTGCGGCTCCAGCCATAATATCGGCATAAGTGCCTGATGAAGCTATCGAATACGGCTTTTCTTGTGACATCCACTTGAAAATAGTACTCCACGTAAAACCGCCGTCGGTGGATTGGTACAACCAAATGTCCCAAGCAGTCGAATAGCTGTCTGTTTCAGGGCCAACCAGTACTGGCACTCCACCCAGAGCAAGCAATCGGTTGTTCATATTGTCATAAGTGACTGCAAAACACAAAGACAGAACACCGTCGATATCCGGCAATTCAAAATTGAAATACTCGCTATCTGGTGCGCCTGCGGCTTGTTCGTTTCGCATCGCAACGTAATCCGGTGCGTCAAAGTTCATCACAAAATCCCCGTTGGCCAACACCCATTTCTCCCCGAGTGTATTCCTGACTGTACTTCTGATGTCACCAACTCGGAAAGTGTTTTCAATGCCTTCAAGCGTGGCCTCAAACCCGTCCTTGACTTGCGGGTCATCAGCCGGGTCCAGGCCCAGGGCCTCCGCTGTGTCGTCGGGCAGGAGGTTGGCTTTGCTCAGCGCGCTGCCCACCTGCTGGAACCCGTCGGTGTTGATCCCGTTCAGGTCCAGGGGGAAGGTCCCTTCCCGCAGCATGGCCAGCGCCTGCTCCCAGGTGGTCCCCGCCGGGATCGACGACTTCATGGTCCGGCTGTTGCCGGTGCCTTTTATGATTGAATCTTTCATTTTGCTACACCTCCCCGGCGTATACTTCTGCGCTGTAGAAGAAGGTCTCCTCCAGCCTGGTCAGCGCGGCCTCCACCGCCAGCAGGATGGACTCGATGGCGTTGGCCTCCTCGTAGGTCAGGCCGTCCATGTCGTCCGGCACTGGCGGCGTCCCCGCCAGCATGGGCATCGCCTCGCGCAGCGTGACGATGTTCTGGCGGTAGGTCTCCATCTGTTCCGATGTCGGAATGTCAGCTTGGGTCCAATCGGTCTTGGGCGACACCGAGATTGTATAGCCAAGATCGTAGAGCCAGTCCGCCAGCAGCTCAACGGCCGCTCCGACCCGGTTGAGATCGACGTCATTGTAGGCCCCCCGCAGGAAGCCTTCGCGGACCTGACTGTATTCATCCAGCCTGCCGTAAAGCCATTGCAGCTGGTCTTCTTCCGTCCGTCCTGCGACGCCTGCGCCGGCTCTGCTTTTGATCCAGGCTACATCTGCCTCTGCCCGGTCTGTCACAAGGTCCAGCGGGAGACGGACAGGCAGAAACTCGATTTTGACCCAGCCGTCTGCGTCGTTTGCCCCGTCCTCCCCTGTGCTTTCCGGGTCAAGACTCCAGGAGTACGTGACGTAGGACGCCCCATACCATCCGCCGCCATAGGACGGGTTGTCGTCCGCCGCAGAACCGCCGCCATATCCGCCCTGGCCTCTGGAGCTGTTTCTGTTGTAGAAGCATCCTTGCAGGTCATAGCTGATGTACTGCGTGATGCTCAGGGCCGAGGTGACGCTGCCGCTGGATGATGGGGCTCTCGTGGCAGTTCCCCAGGCGATGTAGTGTTCTGGCGTGTACGGGGCTGATCCGTTCCCGTTCTTCCCGTCCTGCCGGCTGCCGCGATAGCTCTCATCGCCTGTGCCGCCGCCGCCGGCTGCCACCAACAGCACTTCATAGTTCTGGGAACCCTTCGTGAACTGGTATCGGCTGTCCGTGATCTCGTCGATGAGCCGGAACAGGAACGTGCCCCCGCCGCTTCCGCCGCCGGAGCCGTCCTTTGCCGTGCCTGTGGTCCCGGTGCCCCTCGTTCCCACGACCAGCCGGAGCTCATCTCCTGCGTTCAGAAGGAGTTTCGCAGTCAGCTGGGCGCCCTTTCCCGGGACAGAGCCGTAGTCCCCGGAGAACGTGTTCCCCTTGCCGCCGGCTGCCCCGGCAGCGGTTATGACATATGTGCCAGTCTCGGGAACCACATACGACTGTTCCGCGCCGGTTGCCGTGAAGGTGACTGGGTCCGATCTTCTCATGTTCCTTCACCTCACCATTCCAGAATGACGCACCCGGGCTGACCCTGTCCGCCGGCCTCGCCGGGCTGCGGGTCTGATTTGTCCGTCCAGCGGTACCCGATGTCGTCTTCAGACGCCTTGTAGTAGTAGCGAACGCCGTTGGCACCGGCTTTCCCGCCGATGCCGCCTGACCCGTAGGAGCCGTTGGACGCCTGCCCGTAGTCCGGGCCTTTCTGGGCGTAAACGGTGCCGGACTGTACGTCCATGATCCCGTTGGCGTACTCTCTGCCGTTGGCGGAGTCCGCCACGCCGAAGGTGGTGTTTCCGCCTTCTTCACCCAGACTGCCGTTGTTTCTGGCTGCGCCGCCTACTCCGCCGGTACCGCCGGACCCGCATGCATAGGCATAGACCTGCCCCAGCGTCGTGGCCATCTCCATGATGAACACTTTCCCGCCGGGCCCGCCGATGCTCCCTTCGGTGTCGTCGGGGTCGAAGATGGAGAAGTTCCCGGCGCCGGAGGACTTTCTCACACCGCCGCCGCCTCCCATGCCGCCGGTGCCGCCGCTGATGACGGTGACGCGGATGGTCGTGGCCACCGGCGCGGTCCAGTTGCCGGAGCCGGTCAGGACCACCTTGTTTGCGTACAGGGAATCGTTGGACGTCTGCACCAGATAGGACGGCATCCGGGTCATTACGCCGTCCTGGAGCGCCAGCTGCTGCTTGTACAGCCGGGCGGAGATGGTGGTCTGGAACTGGGTGTCTACCGACTGGATGTCCCCGCACTCCGTCGAGGGGTTCCCTCGGTGGATGACCCGGAAGCTCTTGCCGCCGTACTCGAACATACAGGAGACGTAGGCCGTCTTCGCGTCGTCGATGGTGTGGATGAAGGGGTTGTCCACAGACAGGGAGACCTCGCTCTCCGTGTTGGACCCGGCGAAGGTGACTTCGCCCTCATCCAGCTGGAAGGTCAGGTCCGCCACGTCGTCGTTGGCCTGCATCCTGGGCGGCTCTGCCATGTTGTCCAGGGTGATTCGGTTGCCCTCCGTGCGGATCAGCTTGCCAACCCGCAGCTTGCCGGTGGCAAAGTCCTGCCGGGGCCAGGTCTGGGTGGCCATGCAGGCAAAGCGCAGCAGCTCGCCGCACATCCGGCCCTTCACGGCGTCCTCCGTGGCCGTCATGTGGGTGTCGGCCACGTCGTCGTCAACGATGAACCGGTCCGCGAAGTTCCCGCCCAGAGAGACCAGGATGGCCTCCAGCCACCCGGAGAGGGTGGTGGGCAGGATGGCCGGCACCACGAACTTCCGCTTGACCAGCATCCCCACGATGTCCAGCAGCTCCCAGGTGACCGTCAGGTCCTGGAGGGACCAGCCGCCGGACTGCTGATAGTAGGTCCCGGCGGGCAGCCATTCCGTGGTCCCGTCCGCCAGGCGAAGGCCCAGCTGGATGGGGATGGCCTGCCGGTCCTCGATGGAGCCGAACAGGCTGTTGGGGGCGTATGGGTCGAACCGGTGGTTTTCGTTCTCAACCACCAGGGTGCAGGTGGAATACGGGATGTTCAGGCCGGAGAACGTGACCTCGGTGTAGATGTCCACCGCCTGGATGATGTCGGTGCCCCAGGATTCGTAGAGCCCCAGCATGATGCGGGGGACGCGGACCCTCCTGCTGCATTCGCTCCACTTCAGGATCGTCAGCCGCAGCCGGGTCGGGTAGTCAACGGTGAAGTCGTCGATCACCAGCAGGTTCGTGCGGTTCCCCTCCACTGCCTCCTCATGCAGCAGCGTCGCTCCGCTGTAGATTTGCACGGTGAAATCCACGGGATAGCCGTTGAACGGCTGGGAAGAGAACAGGAAGCTGACAGCCTGAAGGATCTCCACGTTCTGAATGGTCAGATCAAGATACGGTGGGACCGCAAACAGTCCGTTCACATCGCTGAGCGAGTCGCCCACCCACCCGATCTGGCCGGTCTGGTCCAGCGGGTCGTCCGGGGCGATGGCCCGGCTGCCGTCCAGCAGCCAGCGGTTCCGTTCTAGGGTGGCGGTGAGCTTCTCCGCTTCCGTGGCCCCTCGGTTGGCGATCTGGTCCGGGCGGGAGAGCCGGGCGCTCTGGTCGTTGCTGCCTCCCGCCGTGATGACCGCGTCCGGGTCCACCAGGTCGAAGATGGCCATGACGAACTGGCGGCGGCTCCGGGCCGCAACAGCCTGGTCATAGGCCGCCGAGTGGTCAAGCATGGCCGGTCACCTCCTCGAAGGTGAGCTCATAGTCCTCCCACATGGGGATGTCCCCGGTCCAGCTTCGCAGCGCCGGGGCCGGGGGCTCCATCAGGTGGAAGGTCCCCGAGGCAAGCTCTGTCCCGCCGGTAGAGGGCAGGAAAAACAGCGCATGGTCCCGGGAGGCCCGGAACTTCCGGTTCAGGGCGGCCATGGTCTCCGCGTCGATGGCGGAATATTTGACCTTGACCACCCAGATGGTGGCCCGCAGCTCCTCGATGAGGCGGCCGGAGATCATCCGCTCCTGGACCCCCAGCTCCTGCTCATAGGCGCTGTAATCGCCTTCCTCCAGGTCTTCCACCTCGACCCCGTCGATGCTGAGAAACAGATTGGTGTTTTCCACGTTCCCACCTCCTTAGTCGCTGACGATGCGCGGACTCTGGTCCTCCACGCTGCGGTAGTCGTCGATGGTGGCGCGGGCAAACTCCTTGCCGTTGATGTTCAGGACCACCTCTCGCTCCGGGTTCACCGTGGCGCTGATCATGGAGCCCAGGACCCCGGCCAGCTGCATGAGGTCCGAGGACTGCGCCGACTTCCTGGCGTCCTGTCTCTCGCCGGTGCTCCCTGCCAGAGACGAGGAGACCCGGGCGTTTTCAGCCAGGACCGTCGTCTTGAGGGCGCCAGCCGCACCGATCTGGTCCAGCTCCGCCAGGATGTCCTTTCTGATCTTCTGCGCGATGTCAACCGCCTCGGCGCCGCCCTTTCTCAGACTTTCGTTGAAGGCGTTCATGGCGTCCAGAGCGGCGTCCCGCAGGTCATCGGGCAGCTGCTCGACGTACTCCTGTTCCAGGCTGTCCAGAACGGCGGTATAGGCTTCCTCCGCCGCCTGGGCCTCGGCCGCATACAGGTTCTCAGCCACCCGCCTGGAGGCGTCCTCCTTCTCGTTCCACAAATCCATGTACTTTTCGTACTGGTCCTCGGTCATCTTCAGAAGGGCCTGGCCGTATTCCACCGCGTCATCGGTGTCCATGGCCAGGACTTCGCTCCACAGGCTCTCGCTGATCCCCCGCTCCTTCAGGCTGTTCAGGACTTCCTCGTACCGGTTGATCTCGTCGATGGCCGGCTGGAGGTCCAGCAGCTTCAGCTTGCCGTTGTACTGGTCCCGTTTGAACAGGTCCCGGTCCGCCAGCTTGCTGTAGACGCTGTCCTCTTTCTTCGCCAGGTCATCCAGGTAGGCGTCCCGCTCCTTTTCCACCTCATCGACGGTTTTCTCATACTCTGACTTCAGCGCCTCCAGGGTCGTGATCTGACTCTGGAGGGCCTTCTTCTCAGCGGCTTCCTGCTTCTGGAGCTGCTTTTCGTGCCAGTCTTCCTCCAGCTTGGTGATTCCATCCTGGAGCTTCTGGCGGTCCTTCTCCTCCGCCTTGGCGAGGGCTTCCCGCTTTTCTTTCAGGTTCTTCTCATATTCGGCCAGCTCCCGCTTGGCCTGTCGCTCATTGGCCTCTGCCTCGATCTTCTCGATCTCAGCGTTCAGGTCCTTTACCGCGTCAAGCACCGTGCCGGCCAGGGCGGAGACCGCCTCCTCCGCAAAGTGGGAGGAGGACAGGACGCCGTTGGCCAGGCCCTTGCAGACCATCGTGCCAATCTCGAAGAATTCCTTGGACGGAGAAGCGATGCCCAAAGCAGCTTTCGCCGCCGACAGGGCGCTCCTGGCCATAGACGCTGCCGCGCTGATGGCAGCCGCTGCCCCGCTGCGGATACCGCCTGCAACACCAGCCGCAATAGCGGCGCCTACTGCCGAAGCGCCGCTGGAGGCTCCTCTCGCTGCCGAGACGGCTCCGTTCACCACCGACGTCAAGGCGCTGGAGACAGTGCTCTGTTTGGACTTGGCGCCCTGGGCCGTGGTTGTGGAGAGCTGGCTGCCGACCTCTTTTCCTTTCGTGGCAGAGGTTCTTCCGGCCGTGACCGCCTGATTCACCACCTGCCGGGCTGCGCTGGCGGCGGCAGACACCGCGCTGGTCACGCCGCCGGCCACGCTGGTGACCAGCTGCGTTCCGATGCCGCTGCCACTGGATGCCGCGGCGTTCCCCGCCGAGACCGCGCCCTGGACGGCGGCGGAAGTGGCGGTAGCCAGGGCCCCGCTCCCGCTGTTGACGCCGCCGGTGGCACTGCTCATCTCCGCCTCGCCGATGGATTTTCCTGCCCCTGCGGCGGCGGTCCCGTCTCCGATGGCTTTTTCCATAGCCCCTGTGGTCGCATCGGAGACCTTGCTGGCGTTTGCGTTGGCGCCGGCGGCGGTGCTGTCCATGATCTTGCCGCCTACGCCGCTGAACCCCTGGGCATCCTGCTCCGCGCCGGACCGCAGGTCAGCGAAAAACTGCCCGGCTTCTCCCGGCAGGTGACTCAGAAGGGCCAGGAGCTTGTCCAGGCCTGACATGATGAAGTCAATGACGTTCTCCACCACGCCCTTCAGCCCTTCAAAGATACTCTTCAGCACATCCACCGCGCCGGATGCGGCGCTGGCGATGGTTTCAAAGACGCCGCTGAGGCTGCTGAATTTCTCTTTGACTGTCGCCACGGCGTTGGGCAGCGTGTTGGTGAAGAAATTCACCACCGCCCCGATGATGTCGCACAGCATCGTGATAGCCGATGTGACAATCTCCACCCCCGCCGCGAACACGGCAAAGGGAGCGGAAACCAGCAGAGCCGCCAGCTTCTCGAAGAAGGCGCCGATGGCCGCCTGCTGCTCCGGCGTGAAGTTCCGGTCGATGGCGTCCTTCACCTTCTGGAACGCGGCCCGGATCCCTTCCATGATGGGCTCGATAAACGTCTTGGCCTGCTCAAACACCCGCTGAAGGCCCTGGAGCGCGGCCAGGCCAAAGTCAGCCAAGCCGGAGAGAATGGGACTGGCCGCGTCATAGAAGGAGATGGCCATGTCCTGTGCCTGAGCCTTGATCAATGCGACCTTATGCTCCATGGTGTCCGCCATGGTCTCATAGGCCGCCTGGGTGGTCCCGGCACTGTTTGCAACCTTCTGGAGGTTCTCGTCAAACTGCTCCAGCCCCTGGGACACAATGGCGTTGGCCGCCTTGCCGGCCTCGGCGCTGCCCCACAGGTTCATCAGGGCCTCCGAATCGCCGTTGGCAGCGTCCATCAGAATACCCATCACCTGCCCGAGGCTCATGCCGCTTTCCATCAGCTGACCAAAGGATTTTCCGGTCTGTTCCTGGAGGATCTTCCCTACCTGGCTGCCGCTGTCGCCCAATTCCTTGAGCATGGAGGACAAGTAGGTGGTGGATTCCTCCGTTGAGATGCCTGCCTTGGTCAGACTGATATAAGCCGACTCCAGGTTATACAGATCCACGCTGTAGGCCGATGCTGTGGCGATTGCCTTGCCCATGCTGCCGGACAGCGCGTCGATGGTGGTCACGCCCAGGTTCTGGGTCATGATCAGTCTGTCGGAGATGGCCGCCGCCTCCTCCGCGCTCATGTGGTAGGCGTTCATGGTGGTGGTCAGCACTGACAGGGCGCTGTCCGTGTCCGTAAAACCGGCGGTGGCCAGCTTGGTGGCGTCGGCAACCAGATCCACTGCGTGGGCGGTGTCTCCGGTGGCGGAGATGGCGTTGTACACCGTCTCCGACAGCTCCGCGGCGGAGACCCCGGTCTCCTTGGACAGCGCCCGGATGGAATCCCGCATCTCCTCCACGGACATCTGGGAGGTATCCATAATGGTCTCCACTTGGGCGAAGGAGCTCTCAAAGGCGGTGCCCACCTCGTAGATCCCCACCAGCAGATCTTTGACCATGTTCACGGTGAACAGGTCCCTCGCGAATTTGGACAGACCCTGGAATACCGATTTCCCGATATCCCCGGCGCTTTGCAGTTCTTTTTCAAAACCGTCGGAATCGCCTTTGATTTCGATGACGACAGAGCCGTCAGCCATAACAGTCCACCCCTTTCAGGGAGACCATCGGCGTCTCAGGCTCTACTTGGTCTCGATCTTGATCTCAAAAAACTTTCCGCAGCTGCGCCCCTTGCACCGGACCCAGAGGCCACGGCACCGGGCTGCGCGGCTGCGGAAAATCGGCATCTCATACCCGCAGAAGGGGCATTTCACCTTTTCAAGGCCCGTGTTCTTCTGCATAGCGCTGGGCCTCCTCAAAGCGGCGCTGCACCTTCTCCAGCAGGGCGGCGTCCCGCTCCTCGGCTGTCATCGCCAGGCCGGTCCGGGCCCTGGTGCGGATGGCGTACAGCTCCCGCATCTTCTTGTAGTGCTTCCGCTGGCTCTTGGGCAGCTTGGTCAGATCCGCCGTGCGGTAGTGGACCCGCTGCATGAACGGGCAGTCCGCCGGCAGATTCAGCATCAGCCGCCGGAAGGTCCACCAGTGGATGGAGGCCGTGGACAGGTCGATGCCGTAGGCGGAGAGGAAGGAGGACAGCAGCACATCGGCGTCCTGGGCGAAGTCGTACCAGCGCCCCGGGCTTTTTCCCACCTTCTTCCGCTCTTCCAGCCGGTCATAGCCCTTGAAGAAGTCCAGCATGGCCTGGACCGCCCCGGCCACATCGGCGGGGATGTCCTGCCGGTAGAACAGGGACAGCAGCCCGGCCACGTCTGGCTCCTCGCTCTCCAGGGCCTCCATCTCGATGGCGACGCCCACCCGGAAGTCGGGGTCGATGGTCACCCGCTGGCCGCCGATCTCCACATGGTCGGGCAGCGCCTGGAAGGGGTTAGCCTTCAAGGGCCGTCACCCTCTCCTGCCGCTTCTTCGCCCGCTCCCGGGCCTCCTGGCGGCGCTTCTGCCGCTCCATGGCCCTGCGCTGCTCCCGGTTCACCGGGGCCTCTGCGGGACCGTCAGTCCCCTCATAGGAGGCCTGGTAATCCTGGACCGTGTCGTGGACGTCCTGGACGAACCGGGCATAGGCGTCCAGCAGCTCCTTGGCGTTCATCCGTCTGCCGAAACACTTCTCCGAGGTGCCCTCGCCGCACAGACAGTCGAAAAAGTCCCGGATGCTCTCGCAGACCTCCCGCATATAACTGAAGTCGCTGGGAGCCTCCTGCCGGTTCACTGCCGCGATACGCTTGACCTCGCTGTCGAAGAGCTCCAGATTCACCAGATCAAAGGTGTCGAACTCGACCTCCTGGCCGTTGATGAGATAGGTTTCCATAAATCGTCCTCCTGTCTGTCTTATGCGTAGGTGTACTCGCCGGGGGCGGCGGTAGCCATGATGTCGATGTCGATCTCGGCGGTGGAGCCGGCGTCGCCGGAGCCGTCGGAATTGACGATGATGGACGCGGTGCCGGTCTCGCCCTTGCCGGTGAGCAGGGAGAAGTACACATAAGGCCGGATGACCTTCTGGCCGGTGCCGAACTTCATAGCGTGGGCCAGGGCGAAGTCCTGGAAGTCGTCGCCGTGCATCCGGTCGCCGGAGACGTTGAAGGTCCGCTGGGTGGCGACCTTGTTGGTGGCCTTGCCCTGGCGGATGTAGGTCTTCTCGTCGGTCTCGGGGTTGAGCTGGGCGTCCACACCGGTGATGCCGCCCTGGACCACAGTGTAGGCAGCCTCGCTGGCGGCGTCGCCGTCGGCGGTGCAGTCGATGGCCAGAACGAAATCGTCGTTGTTGGCAACGCCAGCGAAGGTGGCGCTGGGGGTGTAGTTTGCCATAAGCTGAGCGATGGTCATACTCTTGCTCCTTTCTGGAAGTAGGTGAGGCGGCACTGGATCTGATACCGGGCCGTCTCGGTTTCCGGGGCGAACACATAGCCGGAGGTGGTGACCTCCAGCCGCTGGACCTGCCGGTCTTCCCCCAGATCGGGATAGGTCCGGGCCCGGTCCTGGGCGTCCACCCACTCTTCAAACTGTTCAAAAAATGCAAGGTTGTCCAGCTGCTGCCGGACAAACTCGCCGTAATAGGTGCGGGTCGCCAGGGTGAAAAGGAACTGCCGCTGGGAGCTGCCGTCCATGTACCGCTTGACCACCGGCGTCACCGGCGTCACGTCCACGGAATAGCTGGCGGCCTCCTCGGGCAGAAAGTCCACCCGGAGCAGGCCGCCCTCCAGCAGCGGGCAGGTCTCCAGAAACGCCCGCACGGATTCAATGATGGTCATCCTGGCCTCCCTCCGACCTTCGCGGCCACGCTGCGGACCAGATCACCCGACCGGTCCGCCAGCATCCGCTTGGTCCATTCCTTCCCCCGCATGGGCCCGCCGTGATAGGTCAGGGCCGCGCCGGTGTAGTGCTTGGGGGCTCTGCCGCCCATGGCCATGCCGTGCCACTGATAGTGGGCGTAGGGGGTGTTGTAGGTGATGGTGGTCTTGCCCCCGGAGGAGATCTCTCCGCTCTTCAGGGCGCCGCCCTGCATGGGAGTGTAGGGATCGGAGAGCCGCAGCACCTCGCTGGCGATGAACCGCTCGGTATCCTTGGAGGAGCCCAGACCCCGGTCGGCCAGGATCCGCGCCACGGGAATGTCGGTCTTGATTACGATGTTCATTGTCCGATCACCGCCACATGGGGGAACCTCCCCCGAAGATTGTCCCCCACCGTCAGGATCTTCCTGGGCGCGTGTTCCGCCAGTTCCCGGGGCGTGGAGACGCTGTCCACCGCACCCCGGACCATGTGGTCCCCTGTCTCCGGCATGACGCCGGCGGCTTCCAGCACGTCCCGGGGGATGCGGACCTGGGTGTAGTTGGCGTAGGTCAGGCCGTTGTTCCCGGCGGTGACCTGGGTCTTGTCGTACCAGCTCACCCCGGAGAACACCGTGCAGGTGTATCCCTCCCCGTCCCCGCGGATCAGGGTCATGGTGTCGTCACAGGCAAGCATGGCAGCACCCTCCCATCACCCGGCCCAGGAGCCCCGTGGCAGCCAGAAAGACGCTTGCAATGGCGCTCAGCCTCTGCTCCGAGGTCTTCCCGCTGGTGGCGTAGGTCTCACTGTAGCCGTCGTTGGAGGCGCTGACCACTTCCCCGCCGGCGCTCTCCCGGCACATCTCCTCCGTCAGGGCATAGCAGCACTGGGCCACCTTCTCCCCGATGGAGCCGGATGCCAGAGCCGCCTTGCCCAGGGTGATCGTATCCAGATAGGCCCAGGCCTGCCGGGCGAAGGAGGAATACTCCTCCTCGCTCAGCTTGCCGCCGGCCTGCTGATAATCCTCATAGGTCGGCATGGCGCGGCCCTCCTTACGCCTCGGTCAGAGCCACCGCGACGGACACGGCAGAGGACGCCACGGTAACGGTCTGGGTGGCGGTCTTGAAGCCGCTGGCCTTCACCTTGGCGGTGTACTCGCCGGGACGCAGGTTGAACACAGCCTGGCCGGAGGCGTTGGTCTTCAGGATGGCGCCGTCCACGTTGACGGATGCGCCCTCCACGGCGTTGGCGCTCTCGCCCGCGCCGTCCTTTACGGTGAAGGTCACCGCTCTGGTGGTCACGGCGGTGGTGGGCTCCAGATAGGCGAAGGGCACGGTCACCCGGCCCTCGTCCAGCCGGGTAGCGGGGTTGGGCAGGGCCCAGCCCATGCGGAAGACCACCCGCAGAGCGATCATGTCCTGCTGGGCCAGGTTGTAGACGATCTCCTTGGTGCTGGGGTCCTGGATGACGCCCTGGTCCAGGATCTTCACGGTGATGTCCTGGCGGATGGCGTACACCGCCTGAGAGAAATCACCGGCGATCAGCTGGGCGATGGAGGGGTCGAAGCTGCCGTTGGTGGGGAAGAACATGGGGGAGCCGTCCAGGGCGTACTGGGTGGAGCCCTGCATGGAGGTCTGGAAGATGGGCATGCCGTACTCGGTCCGCAGACCCCGCAGCTTGGCCCGCATCCCCATGGCGGAGAGCACGCCGGTGACCATGTGGCCGGACTCCTCCACCTTGGCGATGACGCCGTTCTCACCCATGATCAGGTCGTAGTAGTCGGGGGACGCGCCGGGGGCCACGTTGTTGCCGGCCTGACGGGCCCGGGACACGATGTCCAGGGGCCAGCCCTCGGGCCGGTTTACGCCGAAGATGGCGGCGGCGTCCACTCTCTGGCCGATGGCCTCCACGACGCGGGGCTGCACTTCGCCCAGGATGTCGAAGGAGGCGTCCGCCAGCACCGCCTCGGGGATGGGCACGATGACCGCCAGCTCCTCGGCGTTCATGTACACGTTGTCCCAGGCGGCCTGGGTGGTCTGCTTATAGCCGGTGTCGCCGTTGACCCAGTATGCCGTGGGCAGCATGTCCAGGACCATCATGCGGGTCTGCTTACTGGTCATGTTGGGCAGCTTCCGGGCCATCTGCATGAACACGGACGCTTTGGGAGCGTCCTGGAAAATGGTGGAGACCAGCTGCTCCTGGATCAGGGCTTCGGCCTCCTGTCTGGAAATCATAGACATAGAGTATTCTCCTTTCGGTTTCTTCTGTCGTTATTCGCCGTGGCCAAACGCCGAACGAAGGGCGTTGTTGGCCTCGGTTTTCTTGTCGTCGCCACCCACATCGCGGCCGCCCTGGTGGGACATGCCGGTCTTCGTGGGCTTGGTCTCTGTCTGGAACAGGAACGCCGTATCCTCCCCCTGCTTCAGGGCGGTGAGCTGTTTGTCCAGTCCCACCACCTCGCCGCCGGCAAAGGTCAGCTTCTCCCGGTCCAGCAGGGCCATCACCGCTTTGGCGTTGCGGGGCTTGGCCTCCGCCACCGCCCGCTCCAGAGCGAAGTCGAACTGCTGGGCCGCCAGCTTGTTCTCGGCGGCCTCGGCCTTGGCCTTCCACTCCGGATCGTAGCCCTCCAGTTTTCTGTTGGCCTCCGCCAGCTGGTCCCGGAGGGTCTGGATGGTGGCCTGATCCTGCTGCTTGGTCTTCCCGTGCTCGGCCATGATGGCGTCGATAACGCTGTCCGGGAGCGTGGCGCCTTCTCCCAGATCCAGGCCTTTCAGAAAGTCCCGTTTCATGTTCCTGCTCCTTTCTCCGCCTTCGTTGTTTTAACGAGGTACGGCCTCGATCTCGGCGGCTGTGCCCGTTCCGCCCGGCACACGGCGAAGTGATTTCACGCCAGGCCCTCGCCCCTGCGGGGCAACCGGGCCTGATGCGAAAAGGATATGAAAAAAGCACGGTGCGGCCGCACAGTGCTCTTATCAGCGATATTGATTGATGAAATTGATTGATGAAATGGATTTAAGCATAAGAAAACCGCATTCGTTTTTTGTGGTTGCTTTTCCTCCAGATATGTGTATAATAAATATTAGAGGCTCCCCTCTGCCCATTCTGGCGGGGGCGGTAAAGCCTCTATTTTTTATATCTCAAAATCTTCATCGCTTTTCCGTTCGACAAAATCATTATGTCGAAGTCTCGAAGTTTTCCTCTTTCGACTCTCCGACTAATCACGCTTTGCAGCCTATCAATGTCAATTTCGGCATCCCCATAATCCAGAATTATTCCTCCGGGATTCTCCTGTATTTGTTTCAACCCCTTTCTGACTGCATTGTCAGTGGCGGTTATTGTACTAGTAGTTTTCAACTCCCAATACTTTGTCCTCCATTCGTAATCCGGTGTCTTAATCCCTACAGAATCTGATTCGTCCAGAAGTTTTATATCTCCGCCATAAGTGTCATGAAGCCAATTCGCGATTCTTATTTCCTCTTTATGTCTTCCAGTTTTATAGCTTTTGCTGTATATAATACGGCCTTCTCCCGGCCTTGCAGATTTGAGATATTCCTCCGTTACATCGATGGGGGATTTTTTTGTTGCTCGTTTTAACGCCCCCGCAGCCGTCGCCCTCCCGGCCTGGCTTCTGCCGAACCCGGCCACCTGGCTCCGGGCGCTCTGCTTCTTCAGCCCAGTCTGATTCAGGAAGTCCCGTTCCCGCTCCCGCCAGGCCTTCAGCTTGGCGGCGGCAGGGCCGGTGTCCTGCTTAGCGGCCTCCAGGGCGGTGTACTCCCGTTTCCACCGGCGGATGTTCCGCTCGATGGACCGCTGGACCTGGCTTGCGTCGTACTCGGTCATCTTCCTGCCGTTGTATGTGATCGACTTGGCGTTGTATTCCTTAAGCTGCTCGTCGGTGTAAGCCCGGGGGCTGCCTTCATAGTACGGATACATGTTGTGCCGGCAATTCCACCCGCCCAGACCGGCCCCGGTGCCGTAACCTGTGGCTGTGGATAACTTTGGGTACTTCTTCGACTCACCCGACCGGCTGTAAATCTTCCCCTGCCAGACCGCATGAGAGGGCCGGGCCCCGGCATGGGCGGACACCTCCACCAGGTCGCAGTCCATCTCCTCCGCCAGGGCATCCTGGAGCCGGAGGGTGGTCTGGTTGATCCCCGTGACCACCGCCCGCCGGACCGCCGTCTCTATGGTGTCAATGTGGCCGGAGGGATAGCGGACGCTCTCCACGCCTTTTGCCGCCAGGTCTTTGATGGCGCTGACCACCGCCTGGTCGTAGGAGAATGCCCCGGACTTCACCTGCATCCAGGCTCGGTCCAGGGCCCGCTCAAACTGCTGGGACGCCGTGTTGGCGGTGGTCCGGGTCAGGTTCCGCATGGTCTGTCGGGTGGCCCGGTAACCGGCGTTGAGGGTGTTCACCAGGACCTCGCTGTCCGAAAAGGGCGGCACGGTCTCCCCGTGGGCCTCGTAGACCGAGCGGTCAGACCGCAGGCCCTCGGCGGCTGCCTTCTCCATGAGCGCCCGAAGCTCCGCCTCCGTCTTGCCGGAGTACCGCGCCAGGATCCGGAGGATCTCCTCCTGCAGCCGGCCGGCCTCCTTCAGCTTGAGGTTCTGCCAGTCGGCGGCGGGGATCCAGTAGTCGTAGCGGGAGATCCGCTCGGCCATGTTCCGGAGGATGTCCAGCTCCGCCTGCTCATAGAGTTCCAGGATCGGATCGGGCAGCCCGGCCAGATACTCCGGCCGGAGCATTATTCACCGAAGCCCAGCGGGGCCTCGTCTCCGATCTCCGCCACTTTTCCTCTGGCGGTCTCCTCGTCCTCGTTCATCCACCGCATCCGGTACTCCCAGGGGGCCAGCAGATTGTCCCGCACGTCCTGGCGGTCCACCTCCCGCTGGGAGCCGGTGTCCTCGATGATGGAGTCGTCGAAGCTGATGTTGACCTCCAGCTCCCCGCCGTGCCCCGTCATGTCGCAGATGGCCAGGACCAGCCCCGTCAGGGCGTCCTTCAGCAGAAGTTCGTGCTTGCACAGGGCCTGGTACAGGTCGGACTTCTCGCTGATGACCTCGGTGGCCGTCTTGATGGCGATGCCGTCCTTGAAGGCGTACCGGTCCTTGCCCATGCCCACCTTGATGGACAGAGCGTTCAGGGCGGTCTGGAAGCCGGCCTCGTGGGCCTCGTAGCGGAGGGAGGCGTTGAACTCCTCGATCCTGTTCTTGTCGCCGTCCAGCTCCGGGATGGAGTAGAACTCCGTGTCGTTGTCGTCGAAGACCGGCGTCACGGTGCCGTCATCCTCCATCTGGATCCGGGCCATGCTCATGGGCACCAGGATCCGCTTCTTCCCCAGCCGGAACTCGTTGCAGTAGGAGTCGTAGACCAGGTCCACCGCCTCCAGCTGGTCGATGGCGTTGGCGTAGACCGAGACCCCCATGGGAGTGTCCAGGTCCACGTTGTTGACGATGTTGGGCCGGAGGATCTGGAACCGAGGTACAGCCGAGCCGGTGCGGACCTCCGCCTCCACGTCCTCGGGCAGCTCCGTTTCCGTCAGCGTCTCCCCGTTCCGGGTAAAGACGTGGTTCTCGATCACATACTCCCCGCCCTCCAGCCGGTGGATGTTCAGGTACACGGTGATCCGCTTCCCCCGCTTCCGCTCGCTGGCGAAGGCGCACTCGGTGATCTTCCCGTTCTCCCAGGTCAGAGGGTAGATGAGCCCCGCCCGGATGTAGTCGATCTTGATCTCGTCCCCGTCCATCCGCTCCACGAAGGCGGCGGTGCCCAGGGCGAACATCAGCTCCGCCAGCTGGTTGGCCCGGACCCGGAAGCCGTTGGCGTCCAGGACGGACCACAGGTCCGCGGTGGCATCGTCGTTGCCGGTGGAGATCTCCACCTTCTCGTTGAGGGCCAGGTTCGCCCAGTCCTCCGAGACGGCCTTGGCCATGCCCAGGGACTTCCGCCGGCGGCAGACCTTCTTCTTGCCGTTGTACTGCCAGTAGTCGTGGAAGGACCGGACATAGCCCTGATACCACCGCTCCCACAGGCGGATCCGGCTGTAATAGTCATCAGCGACGCAGTCGTAGCCCCGCCGCTGGAGATAGCTCGTGATGGCTCTCAATTCTTCACCCCCAGGTAAAGGATCTCTTTCTGGACGTGCTCGGTGGTGTACTCCAGGCTGTCCAGGCTGTCGATGTTGGTGGTGCCGTCGTCCAGGCGCACGTCCTCTCCGGTCTTCCTGCTGTCGTAGACCGCGGTGGACAGGGCGTCGATGGCGGCGGCGCAGCGGCGCAGGACCTTGAACCGGCCCTGGGCCATCATGCTGTTGTAAAAGGCGATCCGGTCGTTGATGGGCCCTTTCCTGGCGTTGCGGATGGTGATGGGCAGCCGCGCTCTGACCGCCGCCACCGTGAGCCCCTGGATCAGGGTCTGCTCTGCGGAATCGCAGAAGGCTTCCGCCACCCGCCACCTGGCCTGGGCCCGCCGGACGAAGTCCACGAAGGCCGCGTCCAGCTGGGCCGGCGACAGGACCCCCTGTTTTTTGTTGTCGTGGTACCACTCGTCCAGGAGGATCACCTCCCGGAATCCCGGCGTGAAGCCGGTGAGGGTGAAGCTGTGTGCGGAGCCGGTGCCGCCGAAGTCCACGCCGATGACGGCATGGGTGATCACCGGCGCCTTGTCCAGAAGGAAGGGCTCCGGGTCCTCGGCGAACTGCTGATAGACCGCGCCGTCCGCCGCCACCCAGAGGCCCTTGATGTATCGTTTATAGAAGACGCCGGTGTACAGGCTGTGATACCGGCGGATGATCTCGTCGTCCAGGGCGGGGTTGTCCTCCAGCTGGAACTGCAGCCGCAGGGCGTTGCGCTCCCGGGCCCTGCACACCCACTCCTGATAGAACCAGTGACCGGGGTTGCCGGGGTTGCAGTTGAACCAGAACTTCGACCCCGCCACCGAGCACCGGGCCAGGGCCTGCTCTACGAAGGACCTGGGCTGCAAAGCCACCTCGTCCAGCAGCACCCCCGCCAGGGTCCGGCCCTGGATGAGCATGAAGCTGGCCTCGTCCTTGCCGCCGAAGACCTCGAAGACGTTCTCCCGGCGGCCGTCGGTGACGATGAGGAGCTTGTCCGCTCTGCGCCAGGTGAGCCGGTAGCGCTCCCGGGCCCACACTGTTTCCAGGTAGGGGGCGATGATGTTCTTCACCGCGCTGTCCACCGTCTTGCCGCAGATGGCGAACCGCTGCCGGTCATACCGCCGCATGGCGTCGTCCACGAAGCCGATCATCATGAGGGCCGTCTTGCCCGAGCGGATGGCCCCGTCGCAGATCAGGGCGTCGTACTTCGTGAAGGGAAAGGCCAGGATCTGGCGCTGCTTGTTACTGATCGGCATGGTCGAGCCTCTCCGCTTCCTCCCGGAGGGACCGGGTCAGGGGGTCGTCCTCGGGCTTGTTGGTCCCGTACTGGAGGGCGCCGCCAGGCGTCAGGATCCCGTGGAACTTCGCCAGGTACTCCGCCGCCTTCAGCTTCTCCTTCTCGTCCGGGGCCTTTTCCATCCTGCGGGCCTCGCTGCAGCCCTCTCCGGTGCCTTCCACCACCACGATCTCCGACAGGGTCTCCCCCCGCACCACGGCGGTGAAGTATTCCAGGACCTCCCGGGCGTCCGCCACCTTCTCCGAGCGGAGCTTCTCCTGCTGCTCCTCGATGTAGGCTTTTACCTGTGCATTTCTGAGCAATCTCCCGCCATTCGTGGCGGCAGTTACATCGCTCCTGATGTGCGGATACGCCGCCCTGTAGGCTCTCGTCGCGTTGCAGTCGATGAGATATTCATCACAGAACCGCTTCTGCTTGTCGGTCATGGTCTTCACCCCCTTCGGGTGCAATTTGGGTACGACAAAGCCCCGCCGGAAGGCAGGGCCCTGTCGCTGAATGAGAGAGAAAGGAAACGATCGCCCCCGTACCCCGGTCCTGCCCGGGGTCGGAGGGAATATGCCCAACCGGAATCGCGCCGGGGCCGCCTGAGGCGGAGCCGCTTTTACGGGCCGCGGCTTGCAAAGAAGGAGGCGATTCATATGGAACTCAACCGCCGGACATCCGCCTTTCGGCGTTTGCCACGGTATCACGATACCACGGTTTTTTGGCTCTGTTAGCCCAACTTTTTCAGATAGCCCATGTTTCTGGCGACTTCCAAGACAAACCGACTGTTCCTCCGTTTTGCCGTATTTCGGCTCATATGGAGCATGGCACCGACCGTTTCAAAATTGCGGACGCCCTTCCAGTGGTACAGCCGCACCACCTCCAGGACCTCGCCGGAGACCCGCTCCATGGCGTTTTCCACGGCGGCCAGGTCGTCCTCCTCCCTGGGGGAAAGCTGACGCAAAGCGCTGTTCTCGGTTTTTCTGCTTCCGGAGGAGCCGCCGGGCGTGCCGGAATAGTTGGCCGTGGTGCTGACGCTCTGAGCCGCGTCCTTGGCCGCCCGAAGCGCCGGGTAGTTCCGGATCACCCGCAGGACGTTGCCGTACCACCAGTATCTCGGTCTGCTCATGGGCTGCCTCCTCTCTGCTCTCTCATCGGGTGGCCCGGTACCAGGCCACGTATTCGTTCAGGGTCATGGCGCGCACCTCCTTCTTCACTCCCCCTCCAGCATCTTCGCCAGCTTCTCCACCGGGCACTGTTCGCACTGCTCCTCCGGGAGCTCGTCTTGTTGGTATGCAAACCTACATACCCGGTCGCAGATCTCGCCCAGGAGTCTCTCGCCGTGGTGTTCCAGCGGACCCAGCTTCTGGATCAGCTCGTCCTTCTTCACCGGGGACCAGTAGCCGGTCCTGATCCCGTTGACTCGTTCAGCCGTCAGTCTGCTTTTGTATACGGCTTTCATGGCTGCTCCTTTCCGTGAGAGCAAAAGTCATCTGGACGGACAAGCCGCTGCGGCGAACAAAAGCCGTTGCACCAGATCTCCTGCTCATCAATCTTGATCGAATACCTGCACTGCTCGCAAAACACCACAGGCCGAACATTTGCGGGTGGAAAGTTTTCGATAATATCCACTGCATCGTTCCATGTTGGTGCACGTTGAAAATCAGAATGATTTGACGGAGCAACAACCTCGGCGAATTTATCCATCACCGCCTGCTTCTCGATGTATTCAGCCATCTTCTAATCTCCTTTTCTTTGCATAAGCTTCTTTCCCAAGCTTGTGCAAGTTTCGCCTCTTTGCCGCCTCGCTTAGTCTCCGCTTTCGGCACGAAGGACAAAAATATGAATACGGTCCACCCTCAAATACTTTTCCGCAATCTTCACACAGTTCCTTCGCCATCTCCTGCCCTCCTGTTCATGTCGTAATACGCGCCATAGTTAGTACAGATGTTATCGTCTGAACGGAAAGCGGGGCAACCTTCTCCCATGCAGGGCATAAATGTTTCGTTGTAGTAAAACTCCCCTGCCACAGTCAGACTTGCCGTTCTCTCTCCGTGTACTCTGAACGGACACGGTTTCAATTCAGCCATCTCAATCTCCCTCCGATTCTACGATGGTGGGCTTTGAGTCAAGGTATGCAAGCAGGATTGCCACGACCAAGTCAGCCCCCGATGCTTTGACACCACTTTCGGCATCTCCGTCTTTGAGTTCTGCTATTATCGCATCAACATCCACAAGTCTCCCATGCTTCTCAGGCAGTTCCACCAGTGGACACCATTCGGGGCGGCTATGGCCCGGACCGGCATAACGCATAGCGCAAAAACTGCAACCGCACAGAGCGCAGTTTGTCGGCATCTCCATGCCCATCACAATTACGCTCATGTCTTTTCCTCCTTCCGTTTCAATCCCGCCCCATACACCGCCTCATAAAAGGCGTCGGCGTTCTCCAGGGTCCGCTCTGTCCCGTATCGGTTGGCGGCGGCCTCAATGGCCTTCCACATGGCGGCGGTGTGTTCATAAGCGCGCCTTTGCAGCTCCTCCTGTTCCAGCGCACGGGTGAGCTGCCGGAGTATTTTTCGCTTCTCCGACGCCGCCCGCTCCTTCGGGATCCTCCTGGCGGAGTAGGAAGCGTACAGATACCGCATGGCCTGATAGGCGTACTGCTCCATCAGTGTCAAGCCGTCCGGCATGGGATCACCCCGGGCAGCTGCCCGCTCAAATGGATACTGCTCCATCTTTCATGTACTCCTCGATCAGTCGGACCGCCTCCCGCCATCCGTAGCACACGGCGGCGAGATACTGCTGTTCGCTGAGCTTCCGGATCCACCACTCCTGCGCCTTCCCGACCCGTCCCCGTTCTGCTTTCATCTCGATGAAAAGCCCGTGATACGGTCCCCGGGAAACCGGCAGGCACAGATCCGGCACGCCCTTTTTTACGCCCTGCACCCGGTCCGCCGCCACTCTCGCGGCGCCCTCCGCCGTCTCGTTCTTCACATGGAACAGCAGAGCCAGCTCCGGCCATTCAGACCGGATCTGCGGCTGCTGGGACCACCTGATCACAGCCGCCTGATGCTGCGCTTCCGTCATGCTTCTCCACCTCCAGGATGATCTCCGCCCGCTTGGCGCCGGCCGGCCTGTGCTTCTTCTGCCGGACGGTGTACCCGTTCCGGAACAGGATGACAGCAACGGCCTCCCTGTCGTCTTTGTTGGCGATAAACAGTTTCATGCGCTTCGCCCTCCGTTGAAAAGCCGGTTCATGATCTGACTGGCCTGGCCCTTGTTCAGGCCGGCAGGATCGAAGCCCCGGCACCGTTTCCGGATCACGTTCAGCTGCTTCTCCGACGGGGGCTGGTTCTCCCACCGGCGGATCACGTTCCGGTCCCAGATGTACCGATAGGCCTCCAGGTTCTCCGTCAGCGCCGCGTACGCCCGGTCCAGCGCCTCCTGCATGGGGATCCGGTTCCCGTCCTTCATGGTGACCATGCCCAGGGCATCCGGGCACGGGACGACCATCTTCTTTCGGTCCGGCAGGCTCAGCACCAGAGATCCGTCCGGCATCTTGAACCAGTTGACGTCATGGGTCTCATAGCTCTGTTCCTTCGCCCACAGATCCACGATCTCCACGTTCCGGATCCAGCTCTCCGGCACGTCGGACGCCGCCGCCAGACGGACCGGCAGGTCGAACAGATCCCCCTGCAGCTCGCTCTTCTTCCGCTGGGGCACGGCGGACTCGTCCAGCCCCAGAAGCGTCGGTGCCGTGCACAGAGAGGCCCGCCCTGTGACGCCCACGCAGTCGATGAGGGTCAGCTTCTCCTTGCCGGGATAGAGCCGCAGTCCTCTGCCCACCATCTGGGTATACAGCGCCTCGGACTGGGTGGGCCGGGCCACGATCACCGTCTCCACCCGGGGGATGTCCGTGCCCTCCGTGAAGACCATCACGTTGACGATGCAGGGGATCCTCCCCTCGGTGAATGCCCGGATGACCGCCGCTCTGTCCTGAGTCTTCCCGGTGACCACCACCGCGCCGTCGATCCTGGCGGCGATCTCCTCCGCCTGCCGCACGGACACGGCGAAGATCAGCGTCGCGCCCCGGGCCAGTTCCCGGTATGCCTGGGCGATGGCGTCGGCCGTCCCCTCCATCGCGTCCTCCAGCTCCCCCGGGGCGTAATCCCCCAGGCGGGTGTGGACCGCGGACAGGTCATAGCCGATGTCCACCCGCAGGCAGCGGATGTCCGTCAGGTAGCCGTTCTGAATGGCCCAACGGAGATCCCGCTGGAAGATGATCCGGGAGAACACACCGTCCAGGCGGATCTTGTCGCCCCGGTTGGGCGTGGCGGTGAACCCGATGTGCAGCCGCGGCCTGAAATGGCGGTAGATCTTCCTGTAGGTGGCCGCGGCGGCGTGATGGCACTCGTCGGTGATCATCAGGTCGAACTCCTCCGGGTCGAACCGGTCCAGCCGCCGGACAAGAGACTGCACCGACGCGCTCACCACTTCCTCACCGTGGCTCTTCTCCGTGCCGCGCTCCACGCCGAAGGAGCAGTCGTAGTATTTTCTTGGCTGCTCCACCAGCTCCTCCCGGTGGGACAGGAGAAGCACACGTCCCTTTCTGGGGATATTGGCGAAGGTCACCGTCTTGCCCAGACCTGTGGCCATCTGCGCCAGATAGCTCCCCGGCGGCAGGCCGTTTATGACGTCGATGCACTCTCGCTGATATGGTCTCAGTTCCATTCCTTCGTCCCTTCTTCCAGGAAGCTCTCCGCCATCCGCAGGATCAGGCGCGCCTCTTCCGCCGTGAAGGCGCAGTCGCTGCAGCACAGGATCAGCTTCATGATCTTGTTGGTCACGTCCGTGATCCGCGCCAGCCGGAAGGGCGGGATCCGGTAGCCTGACGCCTCCAAAAGGGTCTTTGAATCGATTTTCATCTCGTCCTCCTGTCTCGTCTCTGTGGGACATGTGGGACGCTGTGGGACACGCTGTCCCACACGCAAGCCCTTGCGCGTCAACGGTTTGCACGCCATGTGGGACATGTGGGACAGTTTGCACGCTTTTCCCTACGCGCGAGGACACCCCCCAAAACAGGGGTTATACAGGTGGGGGTCTTTCCCAATGGGGGGTGTGTGTACGCGGAAAATGTCCCACAGTCCCACAACCCCGGACAAGCCCTTGTGCGTCAACGGTTTTTTTGTGGGACAACCGTCCCACAAGCGTCCTTTTTTGTCCCGCATTTGTCCCACAAATCTCCCACATGTCATGGGATCAGCTCCTCTTCCGGGTCGGTCTCCTCCGTGTCGCCGGGAAGGATCAGGCAGATGCACTCCCGCAGGATCCCGTTGATCCGCTTCCCCCGGGTCCGGTTCCTGCCCCGGCAGTCGATCTTTCCGCATTCCTTCAGCCAGCTCAGCAGGGCGGCCGGAGAAAAACCGGCGTCCGACACGCACCGCTCGAACACGGAGCGGATGATATAGGCCCGGTCGTACTCGATCACGCCGTAGATGTCCGTGAGATTCCGGTCCGAAGCATCGGAATAGAACCGCAGGGAATTCTGCGCCACCCAGTCGCACAGGAACTGGTAGCCCCGCTCTCCGGCGGAGACCGCCGCCCGGGACGCCAGGAAGGACGCGATCTCCTCCTCGGTCAGGCCCAGGCCGTCCTGAAAGAACATCTCCGTGGCCATGCGGTCCGCGGTCAGGATGGCCGCCGCTGCCATGGCCTGCTTCTCGGTGGTGTCCCGGCGGGAGAGATCTTTGTACAGCTTCTGATACGCGCTCCGGATGACGGAGGCGCTGTTCTCGCTGCTGTAGATCGCCTCCACGAAGCGCCTGCCCGCAAAGCCGTAGTTGGTCTTCACCGTGTTCGCCACCCGCATGCCGTCCGTGATGACGGCCTCCGAGGCCCTGCATTCGATGTCGATGACCCGGTTCACCGCGCCGGCGCCGGCACTCAGGGAGGTCAGCGGGGATTCTCCGGTGGTCAGGATGCAGTTGCGCCAGGTGGGCGTCCGGTCCACGCCGCCTGCCCGGTTGCCTCTGGTGCGGCCAACGCCCTGGGCCAGCCGGTAGACGTCAAAGTTTGTCTGTCCCCTGGCGTTCCTGGCCAGCTGAAGCTCGTCCAGACACAGGGGCAGATGGTTCAGGAAGGCCGCTGTCTTCTCATGCCCCACGACGGTGGCGTCAAAGGTCTTGACGTAGGCCCCGACTGTGGGGTCGCCCCAGACGGAGGCGGCCAGCATCAGCGCCACGGTCTTGCCTGTGCCGGAGTCCACGCCCCACAGATGGACGAAGAAGGGCAGCGCCCCGATGATCTCCAGCAGGGGCGAGGCGAAGGACGCCGCCAGAATGATCCTGGCCGTGGTGGACATTCGTCGGCATTCCCCGGCGATGCTGCGCCACGTCTCCTCGGATCCTGCCTGCCGCACGGCCCGGAACAGTTCCCGGAAATTGGCGTCGCCGTCGAAGATCAGACCGTCCACATAGGGGGAGAAGCCCTCCCCTGGGATATAGCCCAGCCGGCCGATGCTCCGGCTCTCCTTCAGCCTGTCGTAGTTCCGGTCCTCCACGTCGGAGATGTACCGCACCAGGTTGGGCGCGGTCTCGCTGTTGACCGAGATCCCCTGATCCGCCAGGGCCAGGATCTTCTGCCGGGACGCCAGGACGCTCTTCTCCGCGATGAGCTGCCGCCAGGCCTTCCCCCGGCGGTAGGCGATCCGCAGTTTCTCCACGCCTGTATCGATGTTCACCAGACGCTCCACCGGCATGATCGGGTGGCTGCAGGCCACCAGGTCGCCGTCGGCCACGCCCAGATCGGTCGCCTCCCAGGGGCCTGTTTCCAGCTCCATGGCCTGGCCGGTAAATGAGGTCACATTCCCGAAGCCGAAGTCGACGCTGACGCCGTTCTGGGCGCGGACGTATTCGTTGTAGGTCTTCTTCAGCGAGCGGAAGCCGATCTTGTTGGCATAGTCCGCCATGGCTTCCACCGTCTGCAGATGGGTGAAGGGATCCTCCCGCAGGGCGTACAGCTCCTCATAGGGTGCGGTGCCCATCAGGAAATCCTCTTTGCTATAGCTCCATCGGGCTTCCCCGATGGGGATCACTTGATTACTTTGCTCTTGACTCACGTTTCCTTGCCCACCTCCTGTCGGCCAGCGCATCGATCCGGTATTCCAGCTCCGGGAGCCGCTTCACGGCCTGCTCATACAAAGGATGGATGTAGTCCGGAGACTCCGGCCGGAACGCCTGCCTGACCTCCCACCAGTAACGATGCTCCCGGATCAGCGCCAGCTCCGTCGCCTCCGCCTCCTCCTCGGCGCGCTGGACTTCCCGCCGCCGGCGGGCGGCCTCCTCCAGTTTCCGTTTTTCCAGGTAAGAGGGGCGGCTGCCGTCCAGAGAGAGGCCCAGGCCGAAATCCCGGTTGAGCTTCACGCAGGCCTGCCGGAAGTCCAGGTCGAAGAGCTCCATAACGAAATCGATCACGGAGCCCCCCTTCCCGCATCCGAAGCAGTGCCAGCCGCCCCCGTCGGGGTAGAGCTTCAGGCTGGCCTCCCGGTCCCCCGTGTGGAAGGGGCACCGCAGGAAGCCGGACCGGTTCGGCTCGAAGCCGTAGGATCCGGCCACCTGCAGCATCGTCAGCCTGGCCCTGATCTCTTCCGCGACCCGGCTGCGCATCAGAAGGGCAGCTCGCCGTCGTCGTCAGCCAGATCCATGAATGCGCCGGCGGAAGAGGCGGCCTCCGCCTCAGTCTTCTTCAGACGCTTCAGATCGGGGACCTTGAAGTCGCCTGCCCGGATGGCCTGCCCGCTGCGGCACTGGTCCACATACAGGCGCCGTTTGATCTCGCCGGTGCTGGGCGAGCGGTATTCCTCCTCCGCCAGCACGATACCAAGGTATTTCCCCACCAGACTCGCAGGGTCGTTGTTGAAGACGAAGCCGGGGTTGCTGGTCTCCACCGCCGTCTTGAAGGCCTTGAAGAAGGGCAGGGCCTTTTCCTTGTAGGACCGGATGAACACGCCGCCCCAGAAGTTGTGGAACTGCTCCCACATCCTCTTGTGGTAGTTCTTCAGATCTCCTTCGGCGAAGTCGTACTCGATCCGGAGGTATTCCTTCTTCTCCTCGTCCTCCACCCGGACGATTTTGATGATATAGCCGCCGGGCTCGGGGCCGGGCAGGCTGGTGGCCTCGCTGACATTGTCCCAGTTGACGTTTCTCATTCCTTGTTTCCTCCCAGTTCGTAGTATTCGCGGATCGTCTGATCCACCAGTTTCAAATCGTTGTCGATCTCCGCAGGAAACATCTCCATGGGAGACTTCGCCGTGCTGTATCCCTCGCTCTGGGTGAGGAACACGTGCTTGTCCTTGGACGCCTGACACAGCAGGACGATGGAAAACAGGCCCTCCACCGTCAGCTTCTCGTTGAGCATCTTCCCGATGGTCTTGGCCCGGATCCTGCCGTCCTCCGTTGTCTCCACATGGTGGAGGAAGTAGACGATCACGTCCTCCGGCGTCCGCTGGATCACAAAGTCGATCAGGTTCCGGAAGCTGACCGCCAGATCGGTGAACTTTTGATAGCCGGTCTCCTTGGCCCGGTTGAAGAAATCGAAGGCCATGAGATACTGGCTGTCATCGATGACGTAGGCCTTCCTCGTAGGTGCGCTCAGGCCCTTGATGATCGTCCCGTAGGTAGCCTTGTTCACCACCGGCAGCTTCTTCCGGAAGGGCAGGGGCTTGCTGGCCACATTGAAGATCCCGATCTCATCCGGCTCGAAATTCCGCATGGAGGCGGACTTCCCGCTGCCGGACTCGCCAAGGATCAGAACGGGGATCCCCATCACCGCACCTCCAGTCTCGTCTCCTGCACCAGCTCGCAGCCGGGGACCGGGACGCCGGTTTTCAGCAGGATTTTCAAGTCGTTTTTCTTCAGCTCCGGCTCTGCGTAGCGGATAGCGTCGGGAGCGTAGGTCTCCGCCCACCGCATCGTGGCCTCCAGGTCGGAGACGGACACCGTCTCCGGGTTTTTCCTGAACTTGAGAGCGCACCGGGCTGTCTCGAAGTTCTGCCCGTTCAGCGACCGTTTCAGGTTCTCAAGGAGCCAGGTCTCCCGGTTCTCCAGCACCTTCTGGCGCCGTTGGAGCGTCCGGACCTCATTCTTGAAGGCCGCGATCTGCGCCCGCAGGTCCTTTATGAAAAGAGCGGTGTTCTCCAACTTGGCCTCCCGCTCCATGTTCAGCTGCTCCCAGGCATCCGGGTCGCCGACCCACTCCCCCGTTTCCGGGTCGGTGCTGTCCATCAGGTCCAGCAGGGCCTGGTCGATCTTATACAGTGTCATGTCTCAGCGCCTCCATCGCGTAGTCCAGTGCCCGGATCCGCAGTTCGTAGTAGTCCCGCACATCGGCCCAGATGTCCGATTCACGGGCCTTCTGGTGATACTCTCCCCACAGTGTATACGCGATCTTCCTGGCTTCCTTCAGGGTGTCGATGATCGTTGTCCGGTCCATCAGCATGCCTCCCAATAGTCACCGGCCCATTCCTGGGCCTCCTCGGCCATATGCTCCATCACGATCTCGTCCACGGTATACCCATAGGCGTCCAGCAGGATGTCGATGAGCACAGCGACGTGCTCTCGCAGGAAATGCTCCATCTCCTGACGTGTCATTCCAAAGGGCCACATAAAAATCCTCCTTGCGTTTTCCAAGAGGATGCGCTATATTACATTCGTGAGATGGCGCACCTCTGTGTGCCTCAGCCGTCCGCAGCGTTGCAGCGCTGTGGGCGGCTTTTCTTCTTCTCTGGTGTCCTCGTCGGCCTCACCTCCCGTCAGGTTCCGCAGGACCAGCCGCTTGTCCTCGCACCGGGGGCAGAAGTAGGGCTGGTCCTCCGGCGGGTCGATCCGGGAGGCTTCCCAGACCCTCCCGCACCAGACACACACCCGGCGCATGGTCACTTTGTCTTGTCAGTCTCCACCAGCACGCCGGCCATCCTGGCCATCAGCAGAGGGTCCATCTTTTCCTTGATCTTCTGCACGGCGGTCTTGGGCCGGTAGCCCCGCCGAGGCAGAGCGATGGTGCCTCTCTGAGGCAGAGGGATGATGTTCTTTTTCACGTCGTTTCCTTCCTTTCTGGTTTCTTTGGCCTGCCCAGCTTCTGCTTTGTCGGCAGGCCGTGCGTCTTTCGCCACTCGCAGATCGTGCCGGCTCTTACGCCGGACCTTCTGGCGATGGCTCCGTCGCTGTATCCTGCGTGATACATCTCCAGCCTTCGCTGGTGCTCCGCCGGATTCAGGCGGAACTGCGTTTCCTTCCGGACGTTCCCAAACACGAATTCCTTCCGTGCCGGGTTTGGCGGCTCCACCTGCCTGCCATAGGCGATGGTGACCGGCTTTCTGCGGTTCATTTTCCGCTCGTCCTTCAGGGCACACCCGCCGCCGGGGTCTGTCTTCACCCCCAGGCTGTTCCGGGTCTTTCCCGTTTTCCCGTAGTAGTCGCAGTACTGGTACATGGTGGTGTCGCTGACGCCGCTTCGATAGGCGCAGCCTTTGCATCCGTCGGTCATGGCAGCGCCCTCACGTCCTGAACTTCGAGTTCTCCAGCGCTCTTGCCACATCCATGGCCAGCCACCGTTTCCTCCCGTTGACCTCAATGGCCTGGAGCCCTTCGCTCGCCAGCCACTGTCTTGCCTGCCCCCGGTCCCTGAGACCGAGGACCTTCAAGAGCATCTCCATGTTCAGGCTCATCCCGAACCGGTCGATGATCTTGTCCTCCAGAGCCTTCGTCCCCGGAGTTCTAGCCGTAGATCCCGTGCCAATGTTCACCCGCGGCATGTTGGTTCCTCCTTCTTGTTCTTGTGCCCTCCTCCTCTGCTGTGATAGAATGGCGGAAAGGGAGGCGATTGAATGCGTAATGAACGGAAACGATTTGAGCGAAATGAAAAGCGTTTGCTTAAATACATCCTAAAAACTGGTGAACTGCCGGATATGACCGACTATGACAAAGAATGCCTGTATCATTGCATTGCAGAGAAACACTATATCAATGGAATCGTTGCGATACGAATGATCTCCGGCCGCATCGTTTTTGAGGTCGCCCATGATCGCCTAACGCTTACAAAAGAAGCGCTTGATTTTTGCTGGAAACCTATCCCCTGGGAGTTCCCTCTTAATATCCTCCTCACGGTCGCAACTGTCATTTCTGTCATCGTTGCGATACTGAAGTAAGTCGGGAATGTCCGGGCTGTCCCAGGACAGCTTTTTCATTCCAATCTCCAGCGTGATGCTGGGAAACGGATGATTGTCTTTTATGTCAATATTTAGGACATGAACGATTTGTATCCCGTCCACAAAGACATCAACGCCGCCCGTTTCATTTTTTCTCAGATCTATCTCGGAGAACTCTGAACCTATTATTTTCGGAAAACCCTCTCCGAAAAAGAGAATGGACTCTTTCGTTTCATTCACCTCCCTTTGCTTATTGTTGCGTGTTTGGTAACTTATAAAGTTACTGTTTGGCTAAAAAAATATCTGCCGGATTTTCAATCTGGAGAAGCTCAACCATTTTTTCTACCTCGTCTGTTCCGAAAACTCCCTTCTTCATCTTTGTATAGAAGGTTTTTTCGGTGATTCCAAGGTAGGCCGCCACCTTTCTCTGAGAAAGGCCGCGTTCAGCGATTACTCCTCGCAGTTTCTCGACCGCCAGCATCAAATCACCTCCTTGTAACTTATGAAGTTACGTTCATGATAGCATCGCCTCCGTAACTTGTCAAGTCATTTTTTATTGACTTTCGGTATTTTTTGTTATACAATTAAGATACCAACTCAAAGGAGGTGTTGGATATGAGTGTGGGTAGCAGAATCAAGCAGGCACGTGAAAAGATAAAAATAACCCAGGAAGAACTTGGAGAACGTTGCGGCACAACAAAACAGAGTATTTTCAAGTATGAAAACGGAGTCGTAACGAATATCCCGTTTGACAGGTTAGAGCGCATTGCAGAAGTATTAGAAGTCTCCCCCGCCTACCTCATGGGCTGGGACGAAAATGTCCCTGCCGCTCCCCAGCCTCCTGAGCCGGGCTCTCCTCAGATCGACAACCCGGACATCCGCATGATCGCCCGGGCCGGAAAGAAGATGACGCCGGAACAGGCGGCAGACCTGCGAAAGTTCGCGGAATACATGTACCCGGAGGCATTCAAGGATGACGAATGAACAGCAGTACGATCTTTATACCAAAGCGTTCACCCTCATTCTAAACCATCCAAAGGTTTTCCGTTCCTTTCCCCTGAACATTCCCCTCCTGTGCGAAGCGCTGGGGATCGAACTTTGCCCGCTGTCCAGGATCATGAAGGAAACAGGGCTGTCCAGGGGGGCGCTGTTTCGTATCTGGGGTAATTCCGATGGCGTGATTCTTTCCTTCGGCGGCAGGCCGAAGATCGCTTATAACGATGAGCAGCCTGCCCAGCGGCAGCGCTTCACCGTCTGCGAGGAGGTATCCCACTATATTCTCGGGCACACGGAGGATTCCCGGTTCAATCTGTTCAGTCAGGATTACGATCCTTTCACATACCAGCAGTACGAGGAAGCGGGACGGTCCTGTGCCGGACTTCTTCTCTGCCAGCCGCAGTATTTCTACAAAAACCCCGAGCAGCTGGATCCGTTTAAAATCTCGATGCTGTTTGACGTCAGTTTGGACTGTGCCCGTACAAGGCGGGACACTCTGATCCGCTTCCATGACGACATCATCTCTCATCCCCTCTTCGCCCGTCTCCCCCAGCCGCATCTTTCTCTGGCCGGCACGAAGATCCCGAGGAAAGTCATCATAAAGCAGCACAGTATCATTTGAGGCTCAGTTTGAGGAGGTCTTACCATGAAGAAATGTCTATTATCCATCCTTCTAGTTAGTCTTTCTTTTGCCCTGGCATCTTGCGGAAGCAGCAGCGGATCGGCGGCTACGGAAGCACCAGAGACCGTCAGTACAACGTCATCCGAAGCTGAATTAGAATCCGGCAATAAAACGGTCAGGAATATTGTTTATTGTGTTCCGATCGAATGGAAAGAAACCACCAACGATGAAGGTACTGTTTATTATTATCCGACAGGAAACAGCATGGATGCACAGTTGATGGTCATGACGCCAGATGTGGATCCTGGCACAACGATTACGGATGAAGCGTTCTTTCATTCTTGCGTTGACGGAATGGTAAACTCGTCTGAGAAATCTACGGAATCCACCCGGAGCATGGAGACAAATGCAAACGGCCTCCCATATGGTTATGTGGAATTTTCTGCATACATCAACAATGCTCCTTTTAATGTCTACACCGCCCTATTTGATTGCACTGATGGAATCGTTGGCTTTGTTTTCACGCAGTCCCCGGATCTGACCCCTGGTTATCTGGATGATTACCGTACGGTGATTGATTCGATTAAACCTGAAGAGATGCCTGTTGCTGAGGAATCTCCCGTGGAAGAACCGGCACAGGAAGAGCCGCAGTCATCCGAGCCCTCGGCTCTTTCCGTAGAAGAATGCGAAAGCATTCTGCGCTCTATCCTCACATCGTCATTCGGTGAAGATAATTATTCTCTGTCCCGTGATGAAAACGTCATCACAATCAATATGTGGGGCAACGGCGTTTCCGCAGATGCTACGCTTGCCATGTATGGTAATCAAGACTGCATCAATTCATGGAACAATATGATGGATCAGATGGTGTCCGTTGAAAAAAGCCTGCTGCAGACTCTTGCGGATGCTGGTCACAACGAATTGATGCTGATCCTTAATGTTGTCAACGATGCAAACAAGGACAATATCCTCGCCTGTGTATCTGCCGGTACAGTCATCTACGATGCTGTCAACAACATAAACCTATTAGGCATAGGAGAATAAAAACCCGCCCTCCGAAGAGGGCGAGGAAACAATCTGAGCATCGGCGTTTTGGATCCACCAAAGGCGGTAGGATAACTGTTTTGTCCGGATTGGACACGAAAAAGCCCCCGGCGGAGGGCCGGGGGGAGAGTAAGGATGAAAAATGGAAAAACGCCCGTGCTTTCACACAGGCGTCTTCCAATCCTCCAAAAATACAATTCAACAAAAAATAAATCAAGTAAAAGAAAAGTGCGTAGCAACTGCTACAAAGTTTATTATACACAAGAGTTTCAAAAAATCAACCCCTTGGGAGGATAAAATAATGGAAATGGTAAAAGATCTCTTCTCTTTCGCTTCCTTGGGTTCAAATGAGACATGGTATAGCCATTTGGATCAACTCGCCGCTCTTGCAATCCCTGAGAATTGGAGTTATAAAAACCCTAACCCCGAGAAGAAGAACAGAAAGACACCGATCCTAGAAAATTATATAATTCACACATTCCGACGGTTGGCCTGTGAGTATTACGACGCCGAGGAAGAAGACAGAAACACAATCATCTGTTTCTCTGAGGAAAAGGTCTGCTTTAATACGGGGTTATATACTAAACAGTACCAATATATTTATGCGCTCTTCAAAAAGAACAGGGTACCCAATAAGCAACCTTGGTTTCTTGTCGGTTTTTCGGATGACAGCGACCCATTTTTTAGAGGGATTGACAAGCTGCCTAGGCGGGCAAGGTATTTCAACGACATCAAGGATTTGGTTTTTGATACGACGGCAGAATTAAGAGTCAACAGCGCACATATTCTCAGCAATTCCGAGAACGTCAAGCGACTTCCAAAAGAACTTGCCGGAAGTAAATACTTAACGACTCTTTTCACCGGTGCTGTTGAATTGGCGAAAAAGAAGGTGGAGGCAAACTATAAAGCAGCAGTGCCCCAGTTTTACGATGACCAGGTATGCTTCTTACTCCCCATTTGCCTCTTGGATCCTGGAACAGCAGACGTTTCCCTCGCTGTCCGGTGGCATGACGGGTATTATACAGGGCATACCTGCCTGACGCTTGATATGGCGTATAACAACGCCAGACTAATCGCATGTCCAAACAGCGAGTGGCTGAAGCCATGACTAAAAAAGATATCATGCTTTTTGATATAACCTGTTTATGGACGCCGTCTAATATCTTCGCAAATCCCATATGGAGGATGGTATAGAGGCTGACGAGGTCCTGGCAGATCGAATTACCTGCAATAGCACACAATAAAAGCGCCGCCCCCGGTGCTGGCACACCGAGGACGGCTATAGGGCAATTCCATTGGCACGGGATTGCCCTTCCATTCTAAACGAAATGGGAGGAAAATACAAGTGAAAAAGTACAACTACATACGGAGAACGATCACCTGGGAGGGCAAACGCTACGAGGTCTCCGGCAAGACCCAGCGCGAAGCAGCCGACAAGCTGGCGGAGCTGAAGGCATCCCTTAAGCGGGGGGAGAAGACCGTCGGGGAGAACAGCACCGTGGACCGCTGGTTCCGGGAATGGTATGAGCTGTACAAAGCCCCGTCAGGGATCACGGCAAAGAGTCTGGGGATGTACAAGGAGAAGTACAACGGATACATCAAGCCCAGGATCGGCAGCATGAAGCTGAAGGACGTCCGCGAGGTTCACCTCCAGCGCATCCTCAACAACGAGGCCGGCCGATCTTATTCCCACGTCTCCAAGATCCGGTTGGTCATGAAGGAGATGTTCAGCCGCGCCAGGAAAAACCACCTCATCCTCTGGGATCCTGCTGAGGACCTGACCCTTCCCGATACCACCGAAGGCAGTCACCGCTCCATTACCGACGAGGAGCGCGCTGCCATCCTGGCTGTCGCGGAGACCCACCGGGCCGGCCTCTGGGTTCTGACCATCCTATACTCCGGCATCCGCCCTGGCGAGACCGCAGCGCTCCAATGGAAAGATGTTGACTTCAAGAGGAACGAGCTTCACATCTACAAGGCCGCAGAGAGCGGTACAGGAGCTGTCAAGGACCCCAAGACAGACGCCGGGATCAGAGACATCCCGATCCACCAGGATCTCCTGTGGCGCCTCAGGAAGGCCCGGGGAGCCCCTCTGGACCCGGTCTTCACGACGACACGGGGGACACCTCTGGACGCGAAAGCCCTCCGTCGGATGTGGACAGGCTTCAAGCGAGAGTTGGACATCCATATGGGCGCCAAGCTGGAGCGAAACAAGATCGTCGAGAGCGTCGTGGCGGAAGATCTGACTCCCTACTGCCTCCGCCATACATTCTGCACAGACCTTCAGCGGGCAGGCGTCCCCATCAACGTTGCCAAGGAGCTTATGGGTCACAGCGATATTTCCATGACGGCAAACATATACACACACCGGGACCAGGCCGTCCTCCACAAGAACATGAAAAAGCTGTCCAAGCAGAACGCGACGCCTAAAAAGGCGAAAAAAGAAGAGAAAGTCGGCTGA